TTTGCAAACACAGTGGCGGCTCCACGTACAATTGCACCACCTTCTTGATTCTTATCACCCTTACGACTTAATTGAGGCATATTATCCTAGTATAATTTTCTTTTCTGGAACAGTAATTCCAGTAGTTGCTTGAATATATTTCATTTTTACACTATCTTCTGTATGTGCATAAAAAGCAATATTATTAGTATTTAGTGTCACAGGTTTGTCTGGATCAGCAGTAAACATGCTAGGAATTAATCCTACACCCTGTTGACCGGGGGCAACACTAACTGGATCAGTAATGATTATAAAATTATCTTGCACTTCAGTAATTTTAGCTATCAATTCTTCTCCGCTGTTTAGTTTAATTGTATAAACTGTATTAATTTCAAAATTCATTAATTGCTTTCTGTTAATCTAATTCTAAGTTCAGTAAACCCACCTACGTATTCATCTTCTAAAAAGATTTGTGGCAATGTACGTGCATTTGGTACTGCCTCTAATAGTTGCTCACGTGTCCATGTACCGTGCATGATATTTCTTTCTTCATACTCAATACCCTTATTTTCTAATAATTGTTTTGCCTGTACGCAATACGGGCATTGATCTTTACTCCATACAACTGCTTTCATACTTACTCTCCTTATAGTGCAGGTAATTCATCATAATCAACTACATCACTCATAACACCAATTACATAATTAGTTGATTCTGTTTCTTGTAGTGCTGACTGTTTTTTATTGATATTTACATGTTTATTGAACCATGGAATAGGACTATGCTTAGGATGATTCTCTGCATATTTAATTCCTATATCCTTTAATCTAACAAAAGCTGTATAATCTACAAAGTCTTTAAGAATTTCAGCATTCAATCCAATCACAACACCTTTACTGAATAGATAGTCTGCCCATTCTTTTTCTTCACGTATTACATCCAAATACATTCCATATACTTCATTTTCACATTCAATTTTTGCATTAGCAAATCTTGAATCATCTTTAACTACATTGTTGATCAACCAAGCAGTCCATTCTGCATGTAATATTTCATCTTGTAGTATTAAACTAATAATATTTCCATTACCAATGTAAATCTTATTTTCAACCATTGCTAGACTAGTTGCAAAACTTACCATAAATCGTAATGCCTCTAATGCATAACTTGCATTCAATGCCAACCAAATAGCCTTGACATGTTCATACTCATCTACTGAGCCATCCATTTCTTTCATACAATTAATTCTATGAAGATCCTCATAGTATCTGCCAATATTAGAAGCCATTCCTACAATTTCTTGTGTATCGTGTATCTTGTTAAATTCATCTTTTGGTACACCATAAACATTACGAATAATATGGCTATAAGATTTACTATGAATATTTGTTTCAAAGAAACTCCAGTTACTTACTAATGCTTCCAGTTCAGGAATGCTAATCACTGGTCCAAACACCTGTGCCGGTGCACGGCCCTGTATCGAGTCAAGCGCAGTCTGGCGTAAAAGATTACTAGTAAATATATGCTTAATAGCATCACTACTCTCCTTGTGATCAATCTTATCTTTTGTTAATGAAATCTCTTCAGGTACCCAAAAGAAACCTCTTGCAGTTTCTTCATATTTTGCTAGTTTGGGATATTTTACCTCTTCAAAACGTTGTACTGTAACAGGACCTTCAGGGTCCAAAAACATTTTACGTTGTAGATAGTTTGTTTGTTTTTTTAAATTGTATTGTTCTTTACTCATAATTATCCGATGTGTCCCATGTGTCTCCGTAGTATTCTATAATCAATTGCTTTTCTTCATCTATTACCACACTAGCCACATCATCTTGATTTAAAGCCAATACTATCAAAGGATAGTCATCTGGTTTAATATCAATTGTTTGAGTAACGTTATAGTAATTAAACAGTATTTGTACTTTTTGTTCGTCTGTCAAATCTTCAGAAAAAGCAATTTTCATTTAAATCTCAATTTTATAATACGCAACTTTCACAATATTCATCATCATCTGCAATGTCTTGCTTGATGAATGGTATAATGTTATTAGTTTCTTCTAATGCAACCTTAGATCCTACTTTATTAATTAAACTATAATAAACAGTCTTTAGTCCCCACTTGTATGCCAACATTAAATTCTTAGCGATTAGTGTTCCGGGTACTTTACCCTCTGTGAAATATGCAGGATTGTAAAATGTGTTAGTACTGATACTTTGATCCACATATACAGCCAATACACATGCCGTTTTCAAGTACTCAATACAATCTTTTTGATCCCACATCAATTGATAGCGGTTCTTTAAGCGCTTGTATTCTGGAACTACTTGTACAAAACTACCAGCTTTACTTTCTTTAACACTAATAAGTTCCATTGGCATTTCAATACCATTTGTTGAATTTAATACAACACTAGAACTTTCTACAGGAGCAATAGCCATTAGTGTAGCATTTCTAATTCCATATTGCAATAGATTTTGGCGAAGTGTTTCCCAATCTAAATTGCTACTTGGTGTAAAGTCTGTTAACTCGTTTACACCGGGGTTACGTCTTTCCCAAGGAAAAACACCTTTACCATAAAAAGTTTGTTGTGATAACTTACATGCACCTTTTTCTTGTGCCAATTCAACACTAGTTTCTGTTAAGTAAAATGCTTGATGTTCCATCCAACGTTTAACTTCTGCTAATGCTAATGCTTCACCGTATTTGAAACTACGTCTTGCATGCCAGTATGCTAGATTGGTAATACCTACACCGAGTGGTTCAAAATCTAAGTTAGCCAACTTACTTTGTACTGAGAGAAAGTCTTGATAACTAAGCAGATTACTTAAACTACGAACTAATACTCTACATGCTTTACGCATATCTTGTGGGTTCTTAAATGCTCCCCAGTTTATACTACCAAGAGTGCACAAAGCAATTCGTCCTGTATCATCTTCGATACGTTGAAAAGGCTTTGTGGGTAATAATATTTCCTGGCAGAGATTGCTTTGATAGATTGGGTTAAGTGTGGTATCAAAACTTCCTTGCGAGATAACATTGTCGATATTGACAAGATAAATTCTGCCTGTATCAGTTCTCTCTTTAAGGATTCCATTTTTGAATATTTCAACCGCAGGTAATACTTTTTTCGTTTTTGTCTTATCTTGTTCATATTTTAAATACAATGTTTCAAACTCTGCACTATCTCTATAGTAGGCTTCATACAAATCTGGCACTTCATGTGGGTCAAATAAACTAATATTTTCATTGTTGCGATAACGATTCCAAAACATCTTGTTTACTACTACTGAGTAGTCCATTTGACGAACACGTGTTTCTTCAGTACCTTGATTGTTTTTCAACACAATCAAATCTTCAAACTGTGCATGCCAAATTGGGAATGTAACTGTGCAACTTGCATTACGAATTCCACCTTGACTACATGAACGTAAGTCACTAAACCATTTCTTTAAGAAAGGAATCATACCAGTGTGTTTGATTTCACCATTGCGAATGGGAGCTCCTACTGGACGAATTCTTCCAATCTCTAATCCAATGCCAGCATGTTTGCTAGCATACTTTGCCATCATCTCACCTGCGGCAAAAATACTATCTAGTGTGTCATCACTGCTAATAAGCACACATGAACTAAATTGCTTAGTAGTAGTGCCAAGACCGGCGAGAACGGGAGTAGCCAAAGTAAAATGACCATCACTCGCACACTCATAATATTCTTTAACATATTTTAATCTTTTCTCTTTAGGTTCATTATGGAATGCCGTTGCAGCAGCGATGGCATAACGTATTTGTGGTGTCTCAAATATCTGACCAGTGGCACGGTTCTGAACTAAGTACTTTTCGCATAATTGAGCAATAGCCGCATAGGTGTAATTTTCGTCCTTGCCATGGTCGATAAACAAATCAATGATATCCCATTCTTCTTTGGTATACCATTCTAATAAATCGGTTGTGTACATTCCTAGTTCTGTATTGCTTTTAACAATCTCATATAAACTAGGAGGTGTATAGGTACCATAAACTTCTTTACGTAACATACTGACTTTTTGTCTACCTGCTACATATTGATAGTTTACGTTATTGATATCAGGATTTTCATTTTCATCAATCAAATCAACCATTGCTTTAAGCAATAATTCATCAATTGTTTTAGTTGTCATTCCATCAAAGAATTGAATCTGTGCTGAAATTTCTATCATGCTCGGGCTTACATTATCGATCCCTCTGCAACCATATGCTACTTGTCTTTGAATTTTTGAAATATCTAGAGGAACTTTCTCCCCGTTACGTTTAACTACTTGTATTGTCATTGTATGCCTATTATAATAATTTTTGTTTGATATTGTCAATATCTATGGTACGTTTGATGGTAAAATCTGCTAGACTATTACTTATTACGGTATCGGGATGGTAATTAAGTATATATTTTGCGTTATCAACTAGGACTAATATTACATCATCACCCATATTATCTGTTGCTTCGGCTATCTTTAGTGAATCTACACCAATCAATAATAGAGTATAGCATATTCCTAATGCTCTTGCAACCGTA